ACATTTGAATCTCCTATATCAGTAACTTGTCCCCTTAAAGTCATTCTATCATCAAAAACTTGTGTTGCTAAAGGTGTTAATGTTTCAACTACTGGAGATTCTGCTCCAGGAGTTACAATTGCAATTGTTGTTTGAGCAATAAAAGACCTTGTAGCACCAATCCCCTCCTCGTTAATATTATTATTAGCAAAAGCTGTTACATAATATATTTGGTTTTCAGATAAACCAGTTCTATTTAAAGTAAATGCATCTGTCGTATCAGTTGAAAAATATTTAACATTCTGATTATATATAGTGCTTGTACCAAAATAAAAACCTCTGTTTATTATATTAATTCCTCTATCATCAAGAATTTGACCATTTAAAGTTGCACTTGAACTTGTTACGCTTGTAGGTAAATTTGTAGCAACCGATGGAACTGATGTAGGTTGTTCAGAAACAGTACCTTCAAGTTCATCTAATAAAACATTAGGGTCATAAATCACTCTCCTATCATAATAATTGTGATTTGAAATAATATACCAAGAAGCATTTGATTGAAATATTCTTGAATTAGTATTGATTAAAATTTCTTTTAAAACTTCTTTTGCATCTCTCCTAACAAAATCTTGAGTCAAACCAAATTCGTGAATATTTATATCGTGAAATAATGTTAAAGATTGTCTAATAACTGTGTTAAATATTTTACCTCTTATATTATTTTGAATATATATATCAAAATCTAAACCTGTAAGTTTTAATATTTCTTTTATATAATAAAATGCAGTATCATAATTATTTTGCTCTCCTGCTGCAACTTTTATGTTACCAGCAGCATCAGTTTGTATCGAACCATAAGGGCAATTATATGAATCAAGAGTTCCTAAATTATCAATTGCAACTAATTTTAAGTCATAAGGACTTGACACAAATTGTTCAATATAATTATCAAATATTAAAAAACCTTCCCAATAAACTTCAAATATTTGTCCTTTTGCCCATAGAGTTTCTGTGTCTTCCCAATTAGTATTAGCAACTTCCCACAAAGGTGAATCAAGTGTTATAGTATCATCTTCTTGACCTGCTAATATTCTAACCTTATATTCTCTTTCATTAAAACCTGAAAACTCATCATAAGCTATGCTGTCTGTTACTTTAATATTTATTTCACAAGAAGAACCAATAATTGGATTGTAAAAGTCATCTTGATTTTCGTATCTTATAATAGCTGGACTTCCAGTTCCAACAATAGGCAAAACATCACCTTCGTAATCTTTTTTTAATATTTCTAAAGTTCTTTTATGACCTCGATTGTCTGAAAACTTCAGTTCATATTTTACCCCGTATGTTGCCATTATAAAATTCTGTTTCTACTTTTTTCTGCTCTTTGAAGTGCTACAACTAAATCTTGACCTCTTAAAACAAATTCACCTGTAACATTTTGTGAGCCACCACCAATCATTGCTTTTAATTTATTTAAAGGTGCTATAACTTCTGGATTGCTTCTTACTCCACTATAATCTCCAACCATAACTGGTGTTTGACCAAATGCAATACCACCCTTTGCCATACCTTGTAACCCACCACCTCTTATAGTTCCTGCTATTCCTTTAATAACAGCTCCTAATGCTACTGCTGCAAGTCCTGCTACTAAACCAACTCCAGGAATTGCAAAAGTTTTTGCTAATTCAGAAGCAGCTATTGCTGCCATACCCATTTGTATAATCAAATTACCAATTATGTCTAACATAGAAGCTGCAAAACTTCTAAAACTATTATCACTATTTGAAAAAGCACTTGTAATTGAGTTTGCAAATCCTTGTAAAAACGCTGAAGCTACTTGAGCGCCATCTACAATTACTTTTGTATTTGCTTTTACAGATTTTCCTAAATCTTGAAAAGCGCTTTGTGTGGTTGTAATTATAGGGCTTAATGATGATAGAGCTGGTCTCACTACAGTATTTATTCCTGTTCCAGCAGATTCAATAAATCCAAATATTGATTGATGAAGTTTTGTTGCAGATTCACTTAATCCGTTAAATTCAGGTATAGTTTCACTAACTGCATTTTTTATTGAAGCTGATTTTCCACCTTTTGCATTTGGAAATAATGTGTCTTGCATATTCACTCGCTTTTGACCAGGTAAAAGAGGACCGACAAAATCTTCAGATACATCTTTCGAATCTTTAATTCTTTGTAATTCTTTCCTTAATGATTTTGCTTGTAAAGCTGCAAATGCAATAGGATTACCTAAACTATTAAATCCATTTTTTAATGTTTCAAAAAAACCTACACCTGTTTCAGATGAAATTTTTGCCATTGCTCCTGCAAATGCAGTTGCAGAAAGTGTTACTGCAATCACTATTGGATTTAATGCAAGTAAAAATGTACTTATTGATGTTACAGAAGTAATTAATGCACCTATTGCAATAGTTAGTGGTGGAATTGCAACTGCCAACAATCCTATTGTAATTATTATTTTTTGTGTATCATCATTTAAAGATTTGAAACCTGTAACTAATTCTCCTATCCCTTTTGACAGAGCAGGTATTCCTTCTTTTAAATTTAAAGCATCAGCTATTTCTTGACCAAGTTCTGCAAGAGCAATATTTACATTATCTTTTAAAGTAGAAAATAAACCATTTAAAGTTTGGCTTAATGTTTCCATACCTCCTTCAAATTTACCACCCTCGGCAGTTGCATTTCTAAATGCTCTATCAAGTAATTCAAAAGTTATTTTACCTTCTGAAGCCATATCCATTATAGCTCCTTCAGCAACTCCCATTTCTTCAGATAATACTTGAAGAATAGGCACCCCATTATTTATAAATTGTCGAAGGTCTCTTGTCATAACACGACCTTCAGCTGCAGCTTGACCAAATGCTATTGCAATAGATTGTAAGTCACCTCCAACAATCCCAGCCACATCACCAAGCATAGACAAACTATTAAATGCTTTGTCAGTAGTTAAACCAAATCCCATAAGGGTATTGTTAACCTTCACTAAATCGCCAAGTTGAAATGGTGTTTTTGCACTAAATTGAACTAATCTTTCAAATGCAGCTGCCCCAGCATCAGCAGAACCAGTTAAAACATTTAAAGTTGTTTGTAGTTTTTCAAAGTTAGCAGCTTGTTTAACAGCCATTGTTCCAACAGCAGCAAGTGGTAATGTAAGTCTTGTTGTTAAGCTTTTACCTATTTTTGTTAAATTGCCACTAAACTTATTTATTCTTCCTTCAGCTTTACCTAACGCTTGATTTAAAGAGGATGAATCTCCAATTATATTTACTCTTAAATTTTGATTTTCTGCCATACTACAAAAATACTAAAAATTTAGTCCTTATTTTTTACTGCTTCAACTTTAGCTAAAAATTTCTCGTATTGTTCCTTTGAAGATTTAGGAGTAGCTGGTCTGTTATCTTGTGGCAAAGGAAATAAGTTATGTGGCTTTAGCATTTGAGTTTTCTTTGTGCAATTGACATTATGTATCATTGTTGCCAAAAACCTCGTTCTTTCCCACTCTATATTGGTTTTTATAGAGTGCGCTTCAGATAAGAGAATATTTTCTTTCCAAGTGTTACTCCAAAAATTATCAGGGCTAATACCAATTTGTCCTATATAAAAGTCCGTTAAATCTTCCCAGGTAAGTTTATCTACTTTTTTTTTGTGTCATCTCCCTTTCTTGATAAACCAACGTTTAGTTCATTACCAAGAATCTTTGATTCCATCATAGCAGATATTATTTTTTCTAAATCTTCTGGCGTAATGTCCTCCAACCAACTTCCAACAGTGTACTCATTATAATCTATTTCATTTCCACTTTCTTGGTCATACGCCAAAAGTCCAGAATATATTAAAGTTCTAATTGCTTTTAGGGAAACACCTTTTTCAAATACAGTGGCAATCTCCTCCAAAGATATATTTAATATCTCTGTGAAGTTTGCCCAAAAATTCATAGAAAAGTGTAGAACTCTTTCTTTACCCCCAACGTTAAGGGTATAATAACCTCTTTTTTTGTTCATTTATTAAGAATTAACTGAAGCTGTAATAGTTCCTGTGATTTGAATCGTACCAGAATAACTTACGGCAGATTCCATCTCGCCAGTTATTTCCAGTCCTGTAAGGAATCCCTCACCAGAATATACTGTATCCCCAGTAGCTGTCGTGCCGTAGCTAAAATCGACTTTAGTTCTCCCTAATAAAAACCCAGCTAATTCAGTACCACCATTTGAATCTGTGTAATCCATAAGACCATCGAAAGAAATTTCACCTGAAATTAATCCTGCAATGCTTTCTGAAAAACCTGATGAATCTTTAGTAGTCGCATCAGCCATATCATTAGTTAAAGAAATAGTACAACTTGTAGTGTGTCCTACAGCTGCTAAAGTGCCACCATCAGCGATTACACTTAAAATTAAATTTGTTCCGTTATATACTGTACTTGCCATTGTGTTTTATTTTATACAAATATACTTATTTTTTAAATAATGTTTTTTAAAGTCCTTGCTTAAATAATAACTTCTTAATGATGTTATTCCAACTGGTTTTAAACCAATTGTTAAATGTTCTAAATTGTTGTGCTAACCACTCAAATATTCTTACCATAATTTTAATTATTTAA